GCCTGCTTGCTCCAAAAACGAGTTCCTTAAGTACTTTTCATATATTTTTGGAAAAGACGAATTTGCCTAGACGATCTATTACTGATTACCTATTTTATAGAGAGAAAACAAGAAAATTAAAGCAAAAGAAAAGACGTATGGATTTTCAACGAGGTCTCCAATGTGGAAAACACGATTCTTTTTGTAAGTGTAGAATTATAAGTAGACTTGAGAATTTTGAGCCAATAGAGCTTTGTGTTCATGATTATCGAAATGATAGGGATATGTACGCGCATGTTTTTGCTGAAGTTATTTTGCGTTATATTCTTATTAATAAAGATCTTGTTAAACGTAAAGCTTTACATTGGGAAGGTTGGGCTGACTTTTATCGAGAATATTATATTAGTGCTAGTCAGGTTGCAATACAGGCTGTTTCTTACCATTCTAACGGTGTTAAGTCTACTCAAATAGAACCTTTTTATGAGTATAAACCATTTGTTGAGAATTTGGACAAATTTTTGTTTACTAATGTTTTGGGTATTAAGCCTGTTCCTTCTCCTAATTCTTTAGTTTCAAAATGTTTGGAGCGTTTGACGATGACGAATGTTGTGTACAATGGGTTTAAAGGTGTTCGTACAGCTGTCTATACTACTAATAATTTTGGTCCTATTAAACAGAATCGATTGTTGTCTACCTTTAATTCAAATTGTACAGAGCGTGGAGATTTTTTTACTCATGTTCGAAAACTTCTTCCGTCTAGTGTTCGAATGTTAGAGTCAATGTTAGGTTGTGAGCAATTTGTAGGTCATTGTGATTTTATGTATAGTCCTTCATTTTTCGTAGATCTTATAAAACTCAATACGTCTGGGGGCATTATATGTACCTCTACGGGTAAATTAGAATTTTTAACTTCTACAGTTCATGTTAGGAATTCTGGTAAAAAGATTTATATGATTGAGCCTGCTGTTCGAGTTGCTCATCGTATAATGTGTGATTTGCGAGATGGTATTTTTCCTGAATATATGCATCTTAATGTAACTAAGGTTAAGGCTGAATGGCGATATGGATTTGACAAGAATGAGAAAGATTTATTGGAGTTGGAAAATAAAGCTCGTGAGTTTTTTATTCCCTCTTTGCCTTTTTCGTTGATTACTATGGTTCTTCATGAGTCTAGGATGCTTATTGAAAGAGGCACTATAATTAAAATTGGTTGTTCAGCTTATGATGGTCAGTGGTATGAAATAGCTAAATTCTTAAATTATGATATAGATGATATGATATGGGTAGATGGTGATATTACTGCTTTGGATAAGCATATTACAGACTGGATGTTATATACGTATATTGCTGCTGGTAGTCGATATTATAATTATAAAAAGATGAATGATGATCAGAAAGCTTTTATGCGAAGGTTATATATGTATGTTATGTATCATATTACTCATAAAGTTACGTTGCAAGTAGGAAATATATGGCGCTTGATTAATGGTGTTATGTATTCTGGTGGCCCAGAAACGTCTCATGGTGATTCTTGGATCATGGGACTTTGTTTTTGTCTTTATTTGTCATTTGTTATTGAACGTCATCCGATATTTGCTCCTTTTATTAATGAGGCTATTTTTATAGGATTGGTTCGCTTTATAGTGTATGGGGATGATCATATTTGGTGCTTTCCTAAGCATCTTAGATGTTGTCTCTCTGCTGAAGGTTTTTCCAGTTTTTT